CAGTTGTTCTTTGCGAGGTTGCGCGACCGTTCACGAAGCAGCTTGATGTCCTGGGCTATCTCCTTATTGGGCGAGCCTGAAGTGCCTAAGAAACTTTCGAAGCGCCGGCCCTTCGCCGCCCCTTCGTAGCGCCGCACCTGCTCATCGTGCAGCATCGCTTTTTGACGGGACGCAATGCGCTTCGCCACCACACCAGGTGCAACGGGCAGAAGTATTTTGTCGAGCAGGTTCATTGCAGGCCTTTGGTGAATGTGGAAACGACGCGGCGGCTGCGCGTTCCGATTTGCAGGTCGCGCTCCATCTCCGAAAGGATGGCGCGCATCTCTGTCAGAGACCGGTAAGTGACCTTCTTGTCGCCGTACTCTACAGTCAGTGCTCCGGATGCAATGGCCGACTGTAGAGCATCGTACTGCGCTTGCGTATAGGCCATGATTATGCTGCGGATTTAACGCCGGGGAAGTGCTCCAGGCGCACATCCATCGTCACCAGTTGAGCGTTCAAATTTTCAGCAATTCGCCGGATTGCGGCGAGTTGTTCGCTAATCGTTCTATACACGACCTGCTGGCTGTTGATATTGTCCACGCCCTCCCACACCGCGCTCTTCACAACATCGAACTGGTCGGCGATGGCTTGATACGGAAGCTCGGCATCTTTACTAAGCAGGTAGAATAGAATCGCGCGGTTGCGCGTAGCGAGGTGCCCGCCGCCTGACGCTTGCGTGCGGCCGTTAAGTGCCTCGCGCGGGAGGTCCCAGTAGACGCATGCCGCGTCGATCAGGCGATCGGCCAGCGGCTTTTGAAGGACGGTGAATTGCAGTTTTGACATGGGTCAGCTCCAGTAACCGGAGGATTTAGGTTTGCGGTTAGGTTTCGAAGGCTTAGCCTTCGGCTCATCTGTTTTATCGGGTACGTGCTTGGGAGCCATGTTCTTTTCCTTTGCCCACCGCTCCCGTGTCCATCGATCGAAGCCAGTGATGTAGGCGGCGGAAAGTGCGTAGATGCGGCAATCGAGCGGTTCGTTTCGCTCATAGAGCTTTACCCAGACATGCTGGATGTAGCCCTTCTTGTTACGCACGGGCCGAGTGGTTTCAGCCGTGAGGCCCCGGAAGTAATGCGCATCGCGCGGAGTGAAGAAGCAGAAGCCTTTGGGTATCTCACCGGTTTCATGATCCACGACAAGGCGTAGCCATCCGTAGAACTGGCCTTTCAGGTACGAAACACCTACCTGCCAGACCTTGAGCCGGCCGAGCTTCTGCCCTTGCTTAGTCAGTTCCACCACGCGGGGCGGGGCGAACGGCGCCTGCAGCTCGTCCTTGCCCTTGACCGGAACGACGCGGGAAGTACCGTGGCGTTTGACATAGTCGTACACCTTATCGGTCTTGAAGCCCGTGTCGATGGCCATCAGGCGCACACCGAGCAGACGGCCGTCTTCGGTGGTCCATGTGTCATTCAGGACCGTATCGAGTGCGGCCCACACCTCGGGCTTATCCGGATCCCCCATCAATACGCGGTAATCGATCTGGTAGGAGGTGCGGCCTTCGCTCCATCCCACCAGTTCTACCTCTATGCGATCCGCCTGGACGTCCGCACCGGCCGTGATGAAGGCGACGGAAGCCGCGGGCTTATTTGCTTCCTGCCCGTCCTTACCACTCGCTCGCTCGTAAAGCTGCTGCCACTCCGGCGCTTCACTCTTCTCTTCATACTCTTCTCCAAGGATGGTGTTGGTGAAGGTTTTGATCTTCGGCTCATCGCCCTCTGCCTCATCGTACTGCTTTGCGATGTCGGCCCATGGCAGCCAGCCATCCGGCGAGTAAAGAGCGGAGAGGTGATAGCCGCGCTTGATGCGTGAGACCAGTTCGGGTGCGGTAGGGCGCCACTCACCCGCGGTCAGCATGGCTGTCTTGTGCCGCTCGTAAATCTTGCCTTCGCAGGTTTCGCAGAGGTAATACACATCATCCACGCTGTACTTCTCCTTTTCCCACCTCAGTTGAGGGAATCGAAGGATTTGCATGTGCGCGCAGTGCGGGCAGGGCACGAAAAAGTATCGTTGATCGGTCGTCGCGAACTCGTTTGATATGCGGCTGCGTCCCTTGATAGTCGGCGTGCTGATCTTGTAAATCTTCTTTCGCGAGCCGAAGGTGACGGTGCGCTTTTCTGCAAGTGAAATAGGTGAACCCTCCCCTTCTACGTCATCCGGATAGGCATCGATCTCATCCAGGTCAAGAAAGCGAACGGGCATGGAGCGTAACCCGGCAGCGCTATTTGCGCCCGTCAACACCAGCGCCCCGCCGGGGTAGTCTTTTTGCAGCATCGTGTTCCCGCCGTCCCGGCTGCGCTTCTCACCGACCTTTTGCTTCAGCGGCGCACAGCCTTCTATCATCGGGTCGATTCGCAGCTTCACATTTCGCTTCGCGAGGTCGAGGGTCGGCATCACCGAAAGCATCGGAGCCGGTACCTGATCGATGACGTAGCCTGTCCAGTTGTTGCCCACTTCAGTACACCCTACCTGTACGCCTTTCTTCACGATGATTTCCTGCACTGGAGAAGACACGGAAAGGCAATCCGAGATTTCGCGCAGGTAAGGCGTGCGGGCAATGCGATACGGACCGGGCTCCGCGCTGCTTTTGCTGTCAAGCTTGCGATGGCGCTCGCTCCATTCCGTTACCGTAAGCCGGGGCTCGGGCGTAAGGCCTTGGAGGAAACCGCCGATCAGCGACACCTCATCGGCCTGTGGAATATATGGAGCTACTGCTGTCATGCTGGCTCAAGCGCTTTTTCTTCGATACTGGTCAGCTGGCGCAGAACATCACTGATGGCGTCTTCGGCAAGTCTCACGGCCTCATCCCGCTCGGTTGCCGCGCGCACCGAATCGACTATGCGCACCGGCAATTGCTCCATGGCCTTTCTCATCTGCTGACCGTACGCGAAGAGTTGGGATTGCACCTCCGTTCGCTTTACCAGTTCGCCTTTTCGCTCATCTAGATCGAGCGATGCAAGCTTGGCGGTAATGATTTCACGGATGCGGCGAGCTTCCCCGAACGGTGTGTCGGCCTTCAGGGTGAGTGTCCTGCCCATTTCTCCCAAGCCACTGTCACCACCATCGCTCAAGACTTCGGAGGTGTCAACCTCACGGTGCAGGTGGCCCCATTCCAGGTCGGCAGCAGGAAGTATAATTTTTTGTTTTTCCTTATCCCATCCTTTCACCAGCTTTCCCTCCTTAATAGCCTTGGAAACGGCATTATGGCTCAAACCAAGCTCTTTGGCGTACGCCCGTTGCGATAGCTCCCTCACTGCTGCTTTGCTCATCTTCAGGGGTTAGGTGTCAACCAGAATATTTTGTCTCGCTAGCGATAGTTTGGGGCTCGGCGTAGCCGCACTCTAAAAGGCTGGGAGGGACCCACTCGGTTTTGGTCATGGCGTGAGGGGTCATGGAGCGTTAGAGTGCTAGGGAGTGGGTGCAGTGCTGCTTGCTGCTTTGGAGATGAGGTAGGAGAGTTCATGGACTAAGCGTGCGGGGTAGTGTGCTTCTACCTTCCTTCCCAGAGATGAGCTGACATCGTCGTTTACGATAGAGCCGAAGACGGATACGGTGATGAGGGGTTTGATGGGAGTGTCGTTGCCGTCGTTTGATTCTCTCTTGTGACGTTGGATGAAGCCATGGGATGTGCCTGCTCCGTATTGGCCTCTGGCGAAGACGCGGGGTTTTGCTCCCGGTATCATGAAGGCGAAGGGGATGCGCTCTGTCTGTCCGCGCTTTACTTCCACTGTTACGCCTTGACCCCGGTCCTGGCGCTTGCGTCTGAGGTTGCGGACCTTCTGCTCTCCTTTGCGGGTGACGCGGATGGTGCTTGCCTGTCCCTCGAACTTGGGGTTGAAGGCATCGAGGGGGATCGGCTTCCGGGATGCGAGGAGTTGGCCTTCGAGATGGCGGGTGCTTGCTCGCTTGAGGTCAATGCCGGAGAGGTAGCGCTGGCCGATGTTGTAAACGCGCTTTACCTCCGTTCGTGCTTCGGTCCGGACCTTTTGGAGACTGTGGTTGATCGCGCGCGAAACGCCTTGTCCGATCTCACGGGCGGAGAGCTTGCCGAGCAGGTCGTGCAGTGTTCGGAGTGCGGGTTTGGCGTTGATGTAGTACATCCTTTCTAAGCTATTCTGTTTACTCTCTTTTTTGCCGAACGTTCACCGAACGACTAGGGTTTGATCTTCCTGAGGAGTCTGGCGATGACTACGCAGGTTTCTCCATTCTCCCAACGGATGAGCATGTTGCCGTTCTTACCTCGGATGCACTTGCCATCGGGTCTGCGGACTGCTGTACATAGCCGGCCTTTGTGCTCTGGTGCGGTGAGGCGGTCGCCGAGATAGGTGTACTCCATTTGTATCTTGTTTGAGAAAAGATTTTTGCTATGCCGTTGAACATGGGTCAGATTGACACACTACTGCGAGAAATACTCGACAACGGGGTAGTGTATCTCGAAGAGTTCGCAATGGAGAATGAATACGATGAAGAAGTTGTGTTGAACACTCTAGAGGACATTAAGCAGCTTGACCGTGATTTAATTATCCAGAGGGGCAATCGTGATAATATCACTCTAACAATTCCAGAAACAGAGCGAGGAAGGGCAGAGTACATTTTATCAGAAGGGGGTTGGGGAAAGGCAGTGTGGGTTCCACACATGAAAAAACTTGAGGAGGAAAAAGCAGAATTGAAGCGACGGCAGGCCGTTGAGGAGCACTCATGGAAGGCTGCTGCCCGTCACGCTCGCAACGCGAACATCATCGCATGGCTGGCGTTAGTTGTAGCAGCTGCCGCTATGTGCTTTGAGATTTTCGGGAAGAACTAGCATATTGCTCAGTGCTAGGATAGATTTGGATTATGAATCCCAAGATTATAGCCTACACCGTAGCGGCCGCCGATCGCAGGAGTGAGATTGACGCAATAGTTAGCGACTTGATTCGACAAGGCTGGCAGCCATTTCATGGTATTGCGGTTTCGCAAAGCGATGGCGCAGCTGG